ATATTCGTGCCCCTTTTTTTCGATGCCTTCGAGCGTTCCGATTTTCTGCCCGCTGACGTTGGGCGACGCCACGAATTTAAACGACAGCGACCAAGGCCCTATGCCGCGCTGGTCGTCCCATTCGTGCGAACCGCTGGCGCCCAAAAACAAAACTTCGCCAGCCGCAAACGATCGGAACGCGGAATTGTTCGTCGTTCCCGTCAGCGCCGCAACGCCTTTGATATACGCGCTTGTGACATAGACCGAAGGAACATCGTAAGATTCCGTCCACGTTAATTGCGGGACGACAATATCTACACCGTGAACCGTAGACCCGTCTACGTTAATCGCGGAATCCATACTAGGCGCAGTTCCCGGCGGGTATTTGGTTTCCGTAGATTCCGTTACGGTCGTCGCTCCATACCGCGAAGTTAAGGTGTAACTGGCGCCGACCGCTTGCGTTATATGTTGCGTTCCGCCGGTCGTGTCGAAAGACCTTGACCGCTTTAGCGGGTCGGTTTGCGTGTCGTCGTCGGCACCATCGCGAGCATAATTAACGACAACTTGCCAAGCATCGTCGCCTAAATAGGCAACGGAATAACTTTCCGCGCGCAACTGGACGTTCGGCGCGGCGGGGTGAATCCAATATTGATTGATTCCCGAAAGTTGGTTTGTTGCTTCCGCGTGTACCACGTTATCGTCGGTTGTGCCGAAAACCTTATACGATCGCGTATGCGTGTTCGACCCCTTGCGCCCAACCCGATAGATGGTAGACGAACGGGATTCCGAATCTTCAACCCACGTTAAACCGGGCATTTGTTACGCCGCTACTTGCGGTTCCCCCATATTTCTAACACCCCTTGCCGTGTCTTCGGTCGCCTTCGCTATGCGCTCTTGCAGGCTTCCGCCAAATCCCATGCCGCCAAGATTAAACGAGGAAAACGTTCCGGCGGCTTCCACTTTCGACGCTGCAAAATCGCCAGCGCGCTTTGCCAATTCTTCGGGCGTTTCTTTCGAACCGTCCGAAGGTTTGCCGGAATTGTCTTCCGTAATCCGTTCGGATGCGTCGTCTAAAGCCTCGCCTAGTTTTTGCTCTTGTTCGGTCGTCAGCCGACCGGCTTCCCGAAGCAAATGGAATTCTTCGGCAAGCGCGCGCAATTCTTCCATTGTGGTAGCGCTGCCGATGCTGCCCCCCAAGTCTTCCGCGTGTTGCGCCCGCGCCCGCGCTTCGCGTTTATCTTTGCCGACCGCGGCCAATTCGCCTTCGGCTTGAACGGTGGCGGCGCGTCGCGCATCCGCGCGGCGCTTGTTCTCCGCTTCGCGTTCCGCCTTCGTGGCTTCGCCAGCGGCGCCCATAGCCGTCTGCCGTTCCAACGAATCCCGGCGCATCTTGTCGCCTTCGCGCTTCGCTGTTTCTTGCCGCGCTTCAACGCCGGGGCGCAACTGGCGCCGCTGTTCGGCGCGGGCTTTATTCTCGTCGTCAATCGCGGCAATGCGCTTGTCGGCATCTTTGGCGCCGGTTATTAGCGATTGCACCCGAATCCATCCCTTTTGGATGGAACCCACCAACCAATCCCAAGTAGCCATAACGCTGTTAGCAATGTTGTCGAACACGCCAAGGATCGCAGCGCCGATTTGCGTTGTGGCTAGGGTCGTCCAAATAGAATCCCAAATAATCGCGATCCCTGTTCCCATATCGGTAAACACGTTTTGGATCGACGTTATCCACGAATCGACATAGCCCATAATGGCTTCCGTTCCGCGAAGCCAACCGGCAACAAGCCCTTTCCACAAAACGTCCATAGCGCCCGAAAGATCGCCGTTCGATATGGCTTCGTAGATGCCGTTAAACGCCGTCGTCGCCGTGGCGTAAAGATCGCTAAACACAACGGCGCCATCGGCAACCGCCGTGTTAAACCCGCCAGAAATTGCGCTGGCGGCAGACGATACCAAATCCCCAACCGGGGCAAGCGCCGCGAAAATCTCGTTTTTGAACGTGGCAAACGTGGCGACCGCTGCCGCAATGGCAACGGCGATACCGGCGAACGGCAACAGGAACGCGCCAGCCGCTACCGCCCCGCTGGCAACGCTTGCCGCGGTCATTCGCGCGAAGCCCGCAACCCACGCGGCAGACGTTGCCGCAGCCCCGGCAATCATCTTGCCGACCGCGGATAAGATTGCCGCCGCGGAAAACGTCGAAGCCTTCGCAGCCGAAGCCCCCACGGACGCGATGGAACCAGCCGCCGCCGTACTAGACGCAATGGCGGTTGTGCCGATCCTAGCGACCGCCGAAGCCCCACGCGCTCCCATAACGGCTAACGCTGTTCCGCCTTCCGCCGAAGCCCGCGCGATGCTGGCGGCGGCTACCATCGCGTTAGCGACGCCAGCCGACCCAAATTTTACCAGCGACGCAATCCCCATAGCGGCGGCGCGCGCGTTTCCTTCCGCAGCCCTAGCAATGGACGCGGAAATAACGGACACGGTGGCGGCAACTTGCGCGGTCGCTTGCCGCCCCGAATTGGCTGCGGCAACGGTAAGGATGGCGGTAGATCGTGCGGCGTAATTGGCAACCGCGGCAAGCCCCGCACGGGCGAACGTCACGACCCCGGCTAGCGCGGTTCCCGTCATTGCGGCGGCAACCTTGCTACCCGCAATTATCGCTTGCCCAGCGAAGACACCAAAGCCCGCGGACAGCCGCGACAGCGCTAAGCCGCTCCGCGTTGCCATTATCAAAACGCCGCCGACCCCCTTTGTTGAAAGTAGCGCAAGGCTACCGCCAACGTGGGTAAACGAACTTCCAGCAAATAGCGCAGCCTTTGCCACCAACCCAATTGGCGACACGACCAGCGCCGCGGCTTTAAGCAATCCGCCAAACGCGAACGATGCCAGTTGCAGCGATATCCCCAATCCGGTTAGTGCGCCGCCCGCGACGATCATTCCCAATGCGAACTTTGCCGCGTTGGCTACCGCGTCTTTATTCTTAATCGCAAATTCGGTTAGACCGTTTATCAATCCAAGAATCGGCGGGATAACGCTTTTGATCGCGCCTCCAAGCGCATCCGAAATGGCGATCCCCAATCGCTCCATTGCGGCAAGAATTGAACCGGCGGCGCCGGTCAATCCGCCCATCAACTCTTTAAATTTTTGCGCTACCGGCATCGCGTTTTTCATCGCGCCGGACATTTCTTCAAATCCGGCAACGCCAACGTTGGCGAAGATGCTTGCAGCGCGGATAGCGTCGCTGCCGAAGATGCGCCTAAAAATGTCGTCCCGCGCGGCATTGTCCATCCCTTCGGTCGCCTTCGTAAGCGTCCGAATGATTTCGACCATCGGCTTTACTTTGCCGTCCGCGTTGCGGAATGAATTGATCGACAAGCCGATTTCCCGCATGGCGGCGGCGCCGTCTTCGGCTGGTGCCATAATCCGCAACAGCATCGTTTTAACGCTTGTTCCGGCGTCGCTACCCTTAACTCCGTTGTTCGCGAGAATCGCAAGCGCGCCGGATAGGTCTTGGATCGATTGGTTAGCCAGCGCCGCCACCGCGGACGACATGGAAAACGCTTGCGCCATTCCTTCAATCGACGTAGAAGACCCGTCCGCGGCGGAACTAATTGCGTTGGCGGCTTCGTTTGCGGACACGCCAAACACGTTCATAGCGTCCGACATAACGACCGCGGCGTTGCCGATATCCATTTGCCCAACCGTCGCAAACTCAATCGCGGCTTTTCCTGCGCCGCCCAAAACGTCTTCCATTTTCATGCCAGCCTTAAGCAACTCCAGCATCGCGCCCGCAACTTTCGTGGGGCCGATACCCATTGCCGCCGACATATCCATTGCGGACGTTCGAACTTGCTGCAATTCCGCAGCGGTCGAATTAGTCGAAGCCCGAATGTTTAACAACGTGTCTTCGAACTTGGCACCCGCGCGAATGCTGGCGATAAACGGCGCAGCCATGCCAAGACCAGCGGCGCCCACGCTGGCGCCAATGCCAGACATTGCGCGACCCATCTGCGAAATGCGGCGGTTAATCTTGTTCAGCGCCGCAAAAAACTTAGTCGGATCGGCGCCGATTTCAACGTAAACTTGCCCCTGCCTAACGCGACCAGCGCCCACGATTGCCCCGATTCTTTAAACGTGTTTTTGCCAATCCGGCCCGAAAAGTTTTTGCAAATCTTCGGCGGTTGCCTTTTTGGGTTTGGGCTTCGGTGCGAACGGGTGGAACGCCCGCGCGTCTGTTGCTGGTTTATTCTGCGGTTTGTTTGCGTTGTAAAACTGCGCCATTGCGGCGGCGGTATGCCACCAATCCGCATCTAACCGACCGTCGCGGGCTGCGCAAAGTTGTCGGAAAGTGAATTCGCCGGGGTGGCATCCGATGATTCCGGCGGCTTCCCAAACTGTTTTCCAGATTGTCCGATCAGCGTTTCCGCGTTCGCCGCCGCTATCTGCGCTTCCGCTCTTGCTTGCATTTCCGCGCCTACGGTGTCCATCTTTTCCGTCATCATCTGAAGCATCCGCCGTAGGCGCCGGGGGAAAAAATCAAACAGTTCCGATTCAAGCGCTTTGGTTGCGTCGTCCATCGAATCGCCGGTAAGCGAATCTAGGAATTGATCGCGGGTTAGGCTGCGGTCTGCGATTTGTTGGCACAGAATCGCGTACAACACTTCCCCCGTTTTCGTGAATTGCGACCGCAAGACCGCGAAGGTATGGCCGATCGCGTCGGCGTTTCCGATATCGAACGGAACAACCTTTTGCGTCTTCGTAACTTTGCCGTTGTCGTCTTCGGTTTCTACTTCGATTTCATGCGAAACCATATCGCGAACACGAAGCGCCGCGCCGATCGTCAGCGCCAGCCGCCACGGTCGCCCCTCTCCGTCTTTAAATTCCCGCATTAACGCAATCCTTCGCGCGTGAGTTTTCCGGTCATTGTAAAGGTAGCCACTCCGTCTATCGGGTCGCTTTCAGACACGCCGGTTAAAACCGCGGTAAAGCCCCACGAACCAGCGCCGCCCGTTACTTGAAACGAAGCGCCGCTAGTAATGTAGGAATTCGCCGCGCCCAAATCCGATGAATCGTTAAATTCGACCGTAACGGTTCGATCGTATCGTATCGGATAGACAGCGTTTTCGCGCGACCCAAATTCGTTTATCTGGATCGTTTCGACGTTGGTTTCTAACGTCACGCTGCGCGCGCTTGCGATCGTACCGCCGATTGAAACGGTACAATCCTTGCCAAGCGTAATAGCCATGCGTTAAGCCTGTTTGGCGGAAACGCTATAGGTAACGGCGCCGTCGATCGAAATGTTTTCGGTAACGGACATTACCGTCCACGAACCGCTAGCGGCGTTTGCTTCAAGGCCGGTTATCAACGCGGTTGCGTCGTGGCATTCGATTTCCCAAGTTTTTGTGGTAAACCCTGCCTTATTCTGTTTGTACCCCGGCGCACCAGCGGAACCGCCAATATTCGACCGATTGGAAATATCTACAACTTCGCAATCTTCCGTATAGGAAGCGCTGATAATGTTCGTTCCAAACGGGGGCGCCGCGGATGCGTCTTTGCCAAGCGTAACGGCCATGTTTACCTTTCTGGATTTTATTAGGTAGCGGTGCGCGAACCGGAAACGGAATAAGTAATAATTCCGTCTAGCGGCTGGTCTTGCTTAATCGAAGTGACGATATAACTTGCGTTTCCGGTTTGCGTCCCGGTAATCGTGAACGTGCCGCCGATCGTGCAACCGGGAGCGTCTACGCATTCAACTTCAATCGTTTGCTCAATCAGCGCCTTTTTAAACTTGCGGGCGGTATCCCCAAATTTCGTAACGTCAATTTCCGACGCGGAATTCGTTACGGTGCAAGTGCGCGCGTTGGCGACGCCGCTAATACTAATGTCTTTTCCAAGGGTAATTGTCGTCGTCGGCATTTATTTTTTCTCCCGGTGGCAACTACGGTATCGCAGATTTTGCAAAACGTATGGGGTTGGTGGGGGTTAACTGGCTTTCATTCTGACCGTTCCGCCGATCGTGTTTTCGAAGCATTTGGGAACCCGCTGCAACGCTGCCGCTACGTTTTTCGACCCCATGTAGGGGCGCGCGGGATATCTGGCGTTTTTCGAAATACTGGTACGTTCCCAGTTCTTCGAATTCCGAAATCCCTTGTGCGTCCAAAGGATTAACCCGCCGTTAAAGGTTTGCGTTCCGCTGCCCCCGGTGTTGGCGGCAAATCGCCCGCGGGCATCGCGGTTGCCCCGCTTAATGGATCGGCCTTGCGATTGCCGTTTAAGCGCGATATGGGCGGCGCGAACACCGATCCGCCATGCGGTTAGTTGCAGATTCCCGCCGAATTCGTGCAACTGGTTTAACCAAGGCGCCTTCCAAGGGCCAATAACAACGCTCCGCGTCGAAGCATCCCAATAATCGTAAATATCGCGGTATAGAAAACGTTTGGGCAACCAAGATTTTGCGGGTTGTCCCGGCGGTCGCGTCTTGCCGGATTGAATCGGCGTTATGTCGCGATACAACCCGCCCATAATTTCCTGCGGTTTGCCGATCCTGTTTTGCCGCCGCCACTTATTTGTTTGCACCGGAGCGCGTTGCCCGATCGCGCGCTTAGCGGCTTCCTTGACGTTTAGACCAGCCTTCGAAAGCGCGATTGCGTTTGCTTCGTTGATCGTGCGCCGTACCTTTTTCGAATCGAAAAAACCCGCTTTCATTTTGAACTGTAACCGCAACTTTGAAGCGGTTTCGAAAGACATTACGCGGCGCGGCATGGTGGCACGTTCCTTCCCGTAATGGCTAGGCGGCGTCGTTCGGAAGCGAACGAAACGTTGCCGTAATTACGGCGCGCCATGCGTTGCGTTCGTTCAGCGCGTCGTCTGGATTGAATTCAGCGGCTACCGAAACAGGGGAAGTAATGCCCGCGGGAAACGCTACCGTAGGGTAGGAATGGGAACGAATCATTCGCAGAATCGTTTCCGCTAAATCCATCATTGCGTCGATATCCGTATCGGTGGCAACGCGGCGCCCTACAAAAATATGAATCGTGTAATCGTCTTGGAATTGGGTGCGCCCGATCCGCGACGGTTCGACCCCGCCGGGGGTAACGATGATTGTTGGCGCGGTCATTTCTGAAACGTCCAGCCCCGCCCAATTGCGGCGAAGGACGGTCGTTCCGGTGATAGACCAAGACGCGGAACCAAGACCGTTAGCAACTGCGGACGCGATTTGGCGAAGGGGGGAATTCATCGTTAATTTCCTGCGGCAAAACGCTACGCGGTGGGAAAGTGGGATTTACCCACCGGGAACCGCCGTTGTGTATAAACCCTTTGGAGCGTCAAATCTGTCATATCGGAAATATTGCGCTTTCCGTTGTTTTTCAAATACGTTTACCCAAACGGCTCACGCGGGCGCGACCGGCCACGGTATTAGCCCATCGCCCGTGTAGACACTGGGCAGATCGCGGAGCGACTGTCGATACGTTGCCCACGCGGCGCGCTGCTCTGCCGTCAGCGGCGAGTCGGCGGATTGCGTCCAATCGGTGATGCTCATCAGAATATCCCGTATATGCCGAAGATACGCCATCCGGTCGCCGTCCGGTGGCGGCGATGCCATCGCGGCGCGCAACACCGTTCGCACGAACTTCGGCACTTCGGTTCCGCAGATGAGCGTAGCGCCGTCCATGCCAAGCGGTGCGTCCGCTGGTAGTCCAAGGGCGATGAGGTCTTCGTAGTTGAGTGGTGGGAAAGTCATGGCGGCAGATAAAGAAGGTGCGGGGTGAACCAAAACCATGCCTGCGTCGTGCTAGCCCCATTCGTGACGGCGGCGTATGCGTACGATGCCTGAGTGCTATTGCCCTGCGTCGTTGGCCCGCCTGTCGTGCTGGCGGTCTGCGCAGACGCTCCGGCAACGCTGACGGTCATAGTCACAGTGCCGGAGCCGTCAGAGCGAAGTAGCACTTCGGTTGCCGTCCCCGAGTAATCGGTCGAAACGCCGTCAATGCCGGTATCGTATTGAGTCAGAGACGTTCCGTTGTGGCAAATGATCCACAGCCGCGTCTGGCGAATTTCAAAACCGATGCCGCGGTTGCTCAATGTTTCGTAGGCATACCCGCCACCTGCTAACGTGCCAAAAAGATATCGAAACACCCCGTTAGTTGGACACACTTGCCGATAGACGCGGGCAAACAGCGCAATCGGGCGTGTCCAATTCGCGCTAGAGGAATACGTTGCGAGAGAATATGTGCCTGCACCGACGTAGAGTGACGCCGAACTGCTGGCAACGCTGCTGCTGGTTTGCAGTTGCGATTGCGTGTTTAGGTTCGTTGTCGATGCTCCGTTGGCCGTATAACCGATTTGGTACGCCACTTGACGCCACGCCGTAATCGCGCGCCGCACGTTATCAGGATTCATCGCCACGGTGGTCGCTGTAAGGTCTTGCGCCTGCGCCGTCGTGGCATACGAAACGCTTGCCGATGGTGTCGCAGCCACCCATGCCGTCCCGCTCCATTGCGGCACCTGTCCGGTCGTCGCGCTGGATTGCGTCAGCGACGATAGATCGTGCGTGTGCGACGACGCCGCGTAGGCCGTGCTGACAGAGATTACGCCGTTTGTGATCGTGACTCCGCTGCCGATTTTCACCGTCCCGCCCGTCGTCGCGGTCGCGTAGATGGTGTTGAATTGATCGCCTGTTATGAAGTTATCCAACAGGTAATCAATTTGGGATATTGCTGCCTGCACGTTTGCAGCGTCAATGGAGGGGCCGTTTCCCGTGTAGGCAATGTCGCTCGCCGCGTGCGTGTGGCTGGCGGGCGTGAACGCGGTTGGCGTCCCAATGAGCGATGAATACGCAACGCTTGATTGCGTCGCAAGCGAACCAAGTCCCAAGTTTGCTCGCGCGTCTGACGCAGTTGTTGCGCCGGTTCCGCCGTAGGCGACGCCTACGGCGGTCGCTTGCCATGTTCCTGTTGTCACGGTGCCGGAACTGCTAACCGAAAAAAGCGTTGCGCCGTCGCTTAGCGCACTTATAAGAAATGATCCGCCGCGTGTCGAAATTGTTCCGTTAAGGCAATTTAGTTGCCCGCTAACCGTTATTCCGGTTGTAAACGCCGCGTTGGCAATCGGCGCTTTTGCGTCCAGCGCGGTTTGCAATCCGGTAACGGTCGATATTGCTTGCGTTCCGGTATGGTTGGCGCGTTGAATCGCGTAAGCCTTGGCGGCGTCCGCTTTGGTCGTGGCGTCCGTAGACGCGGAACTTGCAACCGCAGAATCCGCCGCAGCCTGCGCCGTGCTAACGGGTTTGCTGGCGTCGCTGGTGTTGTCAACGTTCCCCAAACCAACATCGCTTTTGGTTATGGATACGTTTCCCGTTTTCCCCGCAACTTGTTGCACCGGCGCGGCGGCGCTCGCGCGGGAATTCGTAAAATAGAGATTTACGGAACCTTCCGTAACCGCATCCGTCGAACCGGGGGAAGCGGATATTTCTACATACGCGCTACCAGACCAACGAAACGTTTTGTTGTTATCAAGCGTAACGTAAATTTTTCCTGTTTCGCCGGTTACGTTTGCATTCAAATAAGACAGGCTAGCCGCTTCGATAACATCATCGACATAAGACGGAAGCAACGTCGCCGGAACTTTTCCGCCACCGTCAAGGGTTGCGTATGAACCGCTACCCTGTTTTGAATCTAGCGCCGTTTGCAACCCGCTAACGGTGGATATTGCTTGCGTTCCGGTATGGTTCGCGCGCTGAATCGCGTAAGCCTTTGCCGCGTCCGCTTTTGTCGTGGCATCGTTTGCCGCAGCGCTTGCGACGGCTGAATCCGCCGCAGCCTGCGCGGTGCTAACGGGTTTGCTGGCGTCGCTGGTGTTGTTGACGTTTCCTAACCCAACGTCGCTAGACGTTAGGGATATCGCCCCCGTGCGCCCCGCTACGCTCGTTACCGGGGCTGCGCTAACTTCAACATAGCCGCCGGTCGTCCAGCGGTAAGCCTTGCCGGTATCCAGCGCAATATAAAGATTCCCAGCCTCTCCGGTCGCGGGGAAAGCGGATACCGCCGCGCCTTCGATTACTTCGTCTTTTGCGCTTCCGACCACAACGTAAGCCGTCGAATTCCACCGATATAAAACGTTGGTATCGCGCGCAACGTAAATAGTGTTTGCCGCGCCGGTTACCGGGAATGCCGAAACTGAAGCGGCTTCCACAACGGAATTACCGGCCGACCCACCGGAAGACGATAAAGAATAAAACGGCATAGTTCGATTAGCCTACGCGGGTGCAATGGATTCGCACGGACAAATGGAATGGGTCGGCATAGCGAAACAGCGGAACACCTTGGGGCGTTACGCATTCAAACGTAGTTGCGGTTCCGTTCAACGTTTCCACGAATCGGTCGCCGCGCTGCGGAACGCCAAAAGGCAAATCCGACGTTTGCAAAATGAAATCTCTAGACTCCCACGATTCGACAACGCCGCTTGAAGTCTGCGCTTCGAATTGCGACCGCCCAACCGTTGCGGTAATGGTCGCGGACAGCGAACCGCGGGTATAGACGACAGCCGTTCCGGCGCTTTTCTTTAGTTGACCGGCTAGCCAAATGGCACCGCTGCGAACAACGTCAGACATACACGCCTTCCCGGTGCGGTGCGCAGCCGCCCCGGCGGCGCGGGTTACGCGCCGACCGGGGGGTTGCGTGTTGGTTCAACCGATATTCAGCATGACGGGAACCGTCGTGTCCGCGCTAAGCGCGGCAAGCGCAGTTCGACCAACGCGCTTGTTCGTGCTAGCGGTAGTGGTAACAACCGAATTGGTTGCGTCCCAATAAACGACAACCAGTTGACCAATCGCGCCCGTACCCTTCGGCATCTGGAAAACACCGACCGGAGCGACGGCGCCAAGTTTGTTGGCGGCAATCGCATGGGGGGCAACCGTCACGGTATCGCCAATTACCACAACGTCACCGGCAGCGACAGCCGCCGAAGGCGTGTAGTCGATCGTATCGCCATCCTGAAAGTAACTAGCCATAACCTAACCTTTCGAGAAAAAATGTAAATGGTGTTATTCCATGCCGACCGGCGGTACAATTTCCGCCGGTCGGCATTCGGCTCTAGCCTATTTTCAAGCGGTAGCCATGCGGTAGGTCGAAAGCGGTTCGGCCTTTACAACGCCGAAATCCATATAACCCCGCATAGTAACCCCAAGCAACTGATAATCTGGCGCGGCCTGTTCAATCGTCGGGGTCTGCTGCCCGTTCAAAAACACAACGTCGATCGCGTTAAGATCGGCGGCATCGGCCATAAGCCACCACGTTGAAGCGCTGGACAGATAGGCAGACGAAACAACATTATACCGACCGGCAAGGACATTCGCGTTAGGCGAAGCGGTCGTGTTTCCAGAAATCAAAAGCGAACTAGACATAAGTTCCGCCGCGGTAAGTTCCAATTCCGCCGGAACAAGCAACGTTTTTGGCGGAAGCGCCAGCGGGTTGCCGTCAGGGTCTTTCAACTTACGAAAAGCGTTTGCCGCAGACTTAAGCGACGACAGCGAAAGCGCGTTACCGGAACCGGCGGTAGCCGATTGATAGTAACTAGCGTTATCCGTCTGGAATTCATTCCAGATAACATCGTTTAACGACAGGGCTGCACCCCTTCCGATACGCTGCGGAATCTGCGACAGCGCGTTAAGATCGTCGTTATACAAATCCTGCCGCGTCACTTGCGTAGTAATGCCGTATGTATCAGCGGCAACGCTACGTTTGTAATCGCTAGCCTGCGCAACCTTAAGTTCGCCAGCGGCGCCAACCTTAAGGAACTTATACGAACCGTTCAGACGGAAAAGGTTCATACTCTTGAAATCGGAAACGCTACGGATCGTGGCGATTTGATCCCAAGACCGTTCGACAGCGTTAAAGCCAGCAAGCAAAAACTTGTTAGCAACCGCCGAAAGAATGTCCGAAATCTGGTTCGTTGCGAACGCCGCGCGAATAATCTGCGGAAGGGTCGCGTCCGAAACGCGGTGCGATCCGGTGTAACCGTTGACGCGCGCGGCTTCAACGAAAACGTCGGAAAGATGCGTCGTTCGCTTTGCCTTTTCTCCCGCTTCAAGCGTCCGATCGTCAAAAGACTTTTCGGGCTTTGGTAGACCAGCCTGCAAACAAAGCGCCGCCTCAATAACGCGGTCGTTTGAAACCGCTTCGACAACGTGAACCGCGGGGGCGCGATTCTCGCGCGTCGCAATCAACTTTTCCATCGTGGCAACCTTGGTTTCAAGATCGGCAATCGCGGCGGAAGTGGTATCCGAAGCGGCTTCGACCTTTGGGGCGGGGGTTTCCGCGGCGACAATCGCCGGGGCTTCCGAAGCGGCAACAACCGTTTCGGGCTTTTCGTTGGCGTCGTGCGCCATAGTTTCACCTTCCGCATCTGCGGCAATTTGCACGGTCGTTGCGTCGTCCGCGCCAAGGGTTACAAACGAGACTTCGCGCAACGCCGAAGCCTTTACGATGCGAATTGGACCGTTGAAGTTTTGACCGTTCACGTTTACGGATTGGTCGGCTGAAATCTTTTCATGCCGCGAAACGTCCGCGCCTACGGATGCTTGCCAAGAAAAACCCTTGTCGGCAAGTTCGACCACGCGGCTAGCCGCATCGGTTGACGACAGGATTTCGCCTTCGACAATCAGCGTCCCGTTTTCCACCGTTACGCTGGTCGTCTGCCCCAAGATTGCGCCCAACTGGTAATCGTGGCCTAATACGATGGGGATTTGCTGGCGCAGTTTCATTCCCTTTAGATCAATTACGATCGGCTCGCGCGACCACGCTTGCCGGATTGCCGCGCCGGTGTAGGCGGCGATGCGGAATTTGCGCGGCTGCGACGGCATTGCGTCGCCACCGTCAGCGGCAACGGCTTCCGCCGCGATGAATTGAATCGGGGAATGTTCAAACGCAACTTTGGTTTTCATGCGATTTTTCCAAGAAAAACAATATCCGGCGCGTCGTCTAGGTCTTCAAACGTTTCGAACGTCATGCGTCGCCCCCGCTATCCTGCGCGACGGCGGCGGGGCTACCATCCGGCGCGAACGTAGTCGGCAAACCAAGTTCCCGCGCTAGGTTCAGTTCCGCGGCGCGCTGGCGAAGTTCGGTTTCCCAATTCTTTCCCTGTTTCGAATATTCATGGGCAAGCGTCGTCGTGTTGGTGCGCAGCCGCGTTTCTGCGGCGCTTGCTTCCTTCGACGGGTCAACGTGTTCGTTACCGTCCCAAACCCACGACCAATTCCATTCGACAACCGGCGGCAGATTGGCGGGGATGATTCCCAACAGCGCCGCTTCGTCCAACCATGCAACTAAAACGCGATCCAAAAGTAACCGCTCCAATTCGTCGCGGACAACGTTACGGGTTTTCGCCCAAACGGCATGATCCATGCGCCCCGAAGCGTAATTGTAACTACTACTATCGAGCGCGGCTACGTTATAAGGCAATTGTAAGCAACGCGCGATTTCGTTTAAAATCTCGCGCTTGAACATTGCATAAGTTGACGTTGGTTGTTCGCTGCGAAGTTGCGAAACCGACCAGCCTTCCGGCAGCGTTACCAACGAACGCTTTTCGATTTCCATCGATTCGAAAGGGGTTACTTCGTCAACCGCCGCAGCCGGGGAAGTTGAATGGATGAACGCCGCGAAATCGGCGGCGGTTTCGGCGGCGGCAATAACGGCTTCGGTGTAGCGCCGCATATTGGCGAACAACCGCAGCGCTGGGGCAACTTCAGACACGCCGCGATTCTGCGCGGGGCGCTGTTGCGTGAACCAATGCACCATATTTTCCGCGGGAACGCGATTGAACGCAAAGAAATCGACGCGGAAGTTGCTGCCGGGATGCGTCTTTAAAACTTTATAGGCGATTACATTTCCGGCGTCGTCAAATTCCAGACCGTCAACCAGCGACCCTTCCGGCGTCGTGTTTGGTAACATAATGCCGATTGGCGTCGTTACCATTTCCGCTTCGACCAACCGCAAATCCAGTTGGACACCATCTAGCCGCGGGTTGGTAACGAACTGCGCAAAGGCTTCGCCGTCGATCATTTTCGACTGCCGCATCGTCCGCAGTTTGCCCGCGAAATCGATCCGCCAAGACCAATCGAAAAACTGACGTTCGATCACGCGGTCGGCGGCTTGGTCGCCCGTGTCCAATTGCAACCGCGGCCCCGTGCCGATGGTTTCATTCGCGACCGTTTCGCAGATGCCCGCTAGATACGAATTGTTCAGCCTTTCGTATCGGGCGCGGTTCCGCATCGTGCGGCGCTTCACGGGGGTTAGCGCACCGTCTAGCGAAAAATAATCCGCATTCGCCCAATGCCGCGCGTCGTCGGTTGAATCGGCGGCGTCGAATCGTGCGCTTACGCGCGGCGGAACGTGCGCAACCGTAGGCGTCGGATGCCTTCCGCCAAACAGGCTAGACAACAAACCCATTTTAGATCGACCCCGGCGGAACGATCCTGTTAAACCGCAGTCCGCGCGATTTGTTTGCCGCAGACATAGCGGCGCGCGCCGAAAGATACTTGTCGGCTTCGATCATTTTCGAAATGTCTTGCGATTCAACTTCGCCCGCATCGGTGCGAACGCGCTTTGGATTCTGCGCGGTGTTGTTGATCGCGTCGCGTACTTCGTCGCCCATGCCGTTTAGGCTAGCGGCGAAACGATAAAACGTATGGGGTTGGTAGGGGTTTACACCAATTCCCAATCCGACCCGCGACGTTCGAATAGGCAGACTTCGGTAAAGCCAAGACGGCGCGCGATTGATGCGGTGGCGGGCGCGAAAACTGCAATTGGCCTATCGTCGCGCGGCAAATGCCCCGCGGCGCGAAGCGACGCCGCCAATGCCGTAGCGTGTCCGTTGTTTCGAAAATTAGGATCGGTAAACATTTCCAGCGTTGGCATATCGCGCCAAACGTGGCTAGCCGCCCACGCAACCGCGCAACCATCCACGCGCCAGATTGCTAGCGGGGTAATGCTTGAACCGTCGCCTTCCATGCACAAAATTATTTCTTTTTGGAATTCTGAATTTTGTTTGGTTAGCCGCCGCGTAATCGCAATAGCCGTTCCAACGTCAAGCGCATCGACGCGCGTAAGAATGATTTCGTTCATATAACCCGCCTTGTTACCTTAATTTTGCCGCCGCCAGACTTCGGCAATTCAACCTTGCGCCGTTTGCGCGTCGCCGTTTCGCTGGCGGTTGGCGATACGCCAGCGATCGACGCCGCGACCGCGGCGCCGACAAGACAATCTAACCAATGGTTATCGCGACCGGCGGATTTCCATTCGTCAACGGAGCGCCCGCGGGCTTCGGTTCGAATTGGGTACTCCGCGGTTAGGTGTTCGAATAACAAATCGTGTTCGCCC